CGCTAAGAAACCCAAAGCGGCAGTTGCTGGCACTGCGGCTTTACTAATAGCGAACTGTGCTTTTTGTCCTGCTGTCTCTAGGTTTTTAAATTCCCTAATTGCACGGTCAATGCCTTTGGCGTTTAGTTCTGTGACTATCGGAATTGAAATAGCCATTAGATCACCTTCATATGTTGGTTAACGCTTCGCATAATTTCTTCAATCAACTTTTTCATGTTGTCTTGCAGCTCTGGTGCGGCACGTTCGTACGACTTCCACATGACACGGCTAGGGCTACCAAATCTGGCACCCAGTACAGTAATCATTTGTTCACCTTGTGGGGTTTTAGCACGGCCTGACAAGTCGAACAGTGCGGCGCCTTTGCTGTTCCATTTCAAACCAAACGTGTTGGCTTTAGATTTCTTGCCTGACACAAACGGTTTAATAAGTTTGGCTTGTTTTTCACCATTCCACGGCAAAAGGCTGGTGGGGTCGGGTGCGGCTTTGCTGTATAAATCTCGTTGAGTACCACGGCCCACAAGGCGTGACGTCTGCCCTTTGGCTTCGGCTTTGGCTTGACCACCAACGTTGTATTGGCGTTTCCAACCTGACATTGGGGCGGTACTAGGCAAATGGGCTTGTGCGTCTTTAACGATTGGTTCAACAATTGCGGCGTACTGCCGTGTGATCTCACGCCTATAAGTTTTGTCGACACCGTTTAAATATGCCAACGCTTCTTTAACACCTACAACTTGCAGTGTTGTGTTGACATACGACATGGCTACTTTCGGCTTTCGTTGATGACCTTTATAACTGTTGTTAGGTCGTTAATGTCAAACTCTACTTCAGGTGGCCAGTACCCTGTCGCCGCAAGCAGTTGTGCTAAAGCGTGTCGGTAGGTACTGGCAAGGTAGGGCGGTCAGGTTCATCACTAACTACTTCAAGCACCACCAGTTTTTTGATGAAGTCATCTAACACCACCGGCACGACAACGCCGTGTTGTTGGCATGCCTGGTGGGCTAGATACGCCAGGTCTTCAATACCAATGCCGTTAGACATGTCTGAAGCCTTACGCTTGAATTTGCGTTCCCACGAAACAATGGTGAAAAGGTTGGTGCTTACTTCAACTGGGCCTTCGCCCTGGTCGACTCTAAGTGTTAGTTGCATGTCGGGCCGTTTCTGTTTGTGTGGTTATTAGGCAACAACGGTGGTGAGAACGCCACCCTTAAAAGTGATACTGATGGTGCTAAGTTCGCCCATGGTTGCGTCGATCACTGGTAATTCTTCAAGATACGCCCCTACCAATTCAAAGCGGGGTTCTGTGGGGCTGGCCGTGGTCAAGCCTGCAACAGTGTTTGAAACTTTCACTGTGGTGGTCGTGCCCACAAGGCTGGCAAGCGTTGCGTAAGTTTCGCTGGCCGCATAGGACATGTATAACTCCATGCTGATTTCCTGATCAAAAAGCCCAGCCACGTACACCCTTGAAGTAGAACCAAACGCCGTTGATTCCAACGCCGAAGCACGGTTGGTGACGGTGCAGCTGGTGCACTGATCAGTCAACGAAATTGAGTTGACCATTACGCCTGGGTTTGAAAGGTATGTCGAAGTTGCCATGAGTTAATCCTTTTTTGCTGGTGCTTTAGTTTTAGCAGATTTTGGGGCTGGGCTGTCGCTAGGAACTTCATCAGATTTGATAAAACCGTGCTTCAGTAACGCTTCAATGTTGGTACCTGCACCAGGCACAAATTCTGCGCCTACGGTGCCAATACGTTCACTAATGATTGTGTATTTCATTTTCAACCTGTCTGTGCTTGTACGTCAATGGATAAGTCATAAGCCGCAAAAGTTTGGCCACCAATCGGCACATAGCCAGGGCGCCCAGATTTCACGGCCACATTCTTTGCTAGAACCTGCGCACACATGCTTAAAACGTTGCGTAAGCCGTCCAAATTGCCTGGCCCTAGTGTTACTACTTTTACCGAAAAATTCATGGTGACAATGTTGTAGTTAAAGGCGTCAAAACTGGGTGCGTCAATGAACACGCAAGGCGGGTTGATCTTCTCAGGGTCAAACACCACACGCAAACCTGTGATCGTTGCCAGCGTTGTTGCAAGGTCATCTATGGCTTCATTGAACAGGTCGGTGTATGCCATTACGCAACCGCAGGCCGTGGGATACCGGCTAACTGTTTGATCAGTGGCGACAGGCCCGAAACTGCAGCTGTGCCCATATCGCTAAAACTAGCAAACTGATCTATGGCGCCACGCTGTCTGTAAATTGAGCCCCCCATCATAATCGTGGCTAATTCGACATCACCACTGGGGGCGCTAGTTAAAGAGTCCGTATACCCTGACTCTTGACGTCTGCGATAAATAAAATTGTTGGCGCTTGTCGCACACTGCGCAAGAAACGCTGTTTCATCAACGCTTGCCAAAGCGATACCCAACCATGTACCAATCTGGGTGCCTGTAATCCATGTGCATGTCTGCGTGTACTGCAGGGTGCCACCAGTGACAGCGCCACGGGTAATGTCATCGCCTGCTTCATAGAACATCACCTGGTTAGGTATTGACCAGTTGTAATCAAACAGCAAATCGCCTTGTGAGTCAACACCAATGAAGTAGTACTCAGGTAATGCGTAGACGGTGTAACTGCCGTTGGGTGGGTCAGTCAATCCTGCAATGGTGACAGGTTGCCCAATCGCCACGTCAGGTTCAGTCAGCGTTTGGACAACAACATAGTTATCCAAACGCTGCTTGAAAGTGATTTGGTATGTAGCCATAGGCGGCTAACCGCCTTTCGGAATCAGGCCTGGGTGATCTTGCGAATCATGCTTGAGTTAGCAGCAAAGACTGCGGCGTAACCGTACATCGACATGGTGCGTGAAACCGTGGTGGGGTTTTCAACACTGAGCAAGCCCTGGTCTTGACGGTAGATTTCGTAAGCGTTGGCGTTAAAAATGACCATGGTCTTAGCGGCGAAATTCTTGTCAACGATGATCTGCAAGCCCAACGGGTTTGAACCTTGCCATGAAGTTGCGTCACCCTTACCGATGGTGTTGAAACCGTTCAGGCCACCGCCCGTGTAACCAAAGATCGGTCGGTTTGTTGAGTCGACAAGCTGCATCATCAACCCCCAAGTGGCTGGGTCAACAGCGATGTGGGTTGGCAAGTAGTTGGTGGCGGCAACCGTGGTCACTGCGCAGTCGTAGATTGACTTCAGCAAGTCAGTGACTGACAAGTCCCAAACACCATCACTGCTTGCGCTTGACACAAGGGTGTCACATGCGTAGTTGTCGATAGCAAGCAAGTACTGGCCTGCAAGGTCTTGCATGATGATCGCCATAGCGGCGGGGTCACTGAACGCCACCGTCTGGTATGACAACGTGGTGCTGCCAGCGAAAGTTTTTTTGGTGACGGTGTTAGCGGCAATCACGCTGGTGGTTGCCGATACTGCGTCAAACTGTGCCGATTGTTCTGCGACTGACGGGTGGGTTGTCCAAGTTGGGCGAATGAAAGTAGCGCCTGCGCCACCGCCTGGCATTGCACGGGTACCGACTGCGGTAAGCAATGGCGAAATGTAGTTGATGTCAGCAAACACTGGGCCGAGAATCGGCACGGGAATTACACCAGGCACGTTGCCAGTGGTGACATCGCCAGCGGCAGCTGCGATATCTGACTGGTGGTAACTGCGGTAGTCGTTCCAAACCTTTTGTGCGTTGGCGGCTTCAACGCCACCCTTGTGCATTGCGGCCACGAATTCTGCAGCGTTCGGCAGGCGTGGTTCACGCTTTGCCTGGGCAAAAATTGGTGCCGTGGGAATTGCGACTTCTTCAACAACTGCGGGGCTGGTTTCCATTTTTGGTTCTTCCTTTGGTGTTTCGACTTGTGGCGCTTCCGCCGCTACTTGACTGATCGTAGCACCAGCAAAAGCAGGCGTGGGGACAAGGGATAACTCAACCCAGTCCGCAGCCAAAATGGTCATGTTGCCTTGATCGTCATACTTAAATTCTGTTGGGTTGACACCAACCGAAACGCTGTCAATAACACCGTCACTGGCAAGCACTAGGGCTTCATCACCGGCACGGGTGTTAGAAACTTTGGCTGTGAAATACATGGCTTCAGGGCTGTCGACACGTTCTGAAACTAAACCAACCGCTTGCGTTGAGTCGTGGTACATGTACAACCGTGGTGCTTTACCGTCAACGGGCAATGAACCAGGCGCAAACTGTACGGTGGTGCCATCGCTGACAGTTGCAAAAGTGTTGTACGGCACCGCAATACCTGTAATGGTGCGGCGTTCTTCACCGTCTGGGCCTGCAGCTTCTAAAGCAAATGTGTTTGAAGTAAATCGAATCATGCCAAATCTTCCTGTGTGTTTTCTTGTGGTTCTGTTTCTTGTACGGGTTGCATGTTTGACATGCCTTCTTCTTGCGTTTCTAAAAAGTCGTCGGTATCCCAACAAACATACGTGCCACGGGGCAGTTGCTGTGACAGGGCGGCCACGATTGCTTCGGCGTACATTGACAAGCCGAAAGTCCATAGGTCAGATTTAGCGCCAGCACTGTTTGTGTATGCGTATGAACCTGTAGAAATACCCAACAAATACGGGGGTACATTGCACAAATTAGCGATTTCTTTTGACTGATATTCGGCGGCGTCAATCAACAACATTTTGTCGGGTGTCGCCGTGGTTTCTGTATACGTCAAAAATTCGTTAAGTGCAGCAGTCTGATTGGTGGCCCGTGCCTGGTTAAAAGATTCAGCCAGTGCAGCAAGTTCAGAACCTGACAACGGTTCACCACCAGTTTGTTTAAGTACACCGGCAGGAATGGCACTAGAACTGTTGCGCAGGCGTGCTTCTTCAAGTTTTAGTGAAGTCGCTATGGTTGTTTCTGACATGTACAACATGCCTTGTGTTGGGCTGAAGATTTGCACAACATCTTTGGGGTCAATAGCGCCACCATTGAAAAAGATTTCTTTGGACTTACCAAACCACACGGGCGGGTTGGCGTCGGGTGTCGTAATTGAACCCTGGGGCAAACGGGTGGCGCTGGCCATGTAACCGTCTTTGGTGCGACTGGTCACATAAAGCATGCTTCGACCAAAGAAAAAAAGATCATCAAAAACCCACGGCCACAAAAAGTTGTTGGGCATTTCGGGGTCTAGTTGGCGTAGCCAGGAACGAGGCGCCAACGGAACTTCTTCCATTTCGCCTTCTTCTTCATTCCAAACTTCGGTATACATCTTTAGTTTCATGCTGGCAAGCACTGAAGCCATCAGGTCACGGCTTCGACTAATGGCAGGCACGGACATGGCACGGTTGCGCATAACGCCAGCCTGGTAAGACCACCAATCACCAATCAGGTTTGGGCCTGCGACTTGTGAAGAATAGTAAGCACCACCAACTGCAGCTGCTTGCACAGTCGGTTCAGGTTGGGGCGAAATCTGCGCCTTATTCACTTTGTTAGTGCTAAATAATCCCATGGTGTTTTCCTTTTGGGGTGTCCCTGCCCTGCCCGACGCAGGACAGGGACTAGACAAACATTAGCGTGGTAGGGCTTTACGGTGTCGTAGATACAGCAAACATGGGTTTGCCAACAACCTTTGGGCGTGAAGATTCTGCGATAGCCCACGCCATGCACCGGCACAGCTCTATTGGCCCTGGGCTTTTCTGACTTGACAAA